AAAGCCTTTGCCTTTGGAGCAAATGCGAAGAAGTGGTGTTTTCTATGGAAGTGTTGATGGGGCAGAAATGAAACCTTATCAGTTCTCTTACAAGAATCAAGGTGGAGTAGAATTTACTCCCGATTGTTTTGACTTTGTACATTTTGTTGGTATTCCTTCCGAAGATGGAAATAACATCTATGGAATGACAATGACAACAAAACAAAGTCTTATTCGTAATGCTGACTTAGACCCAGAAAATTCTGATTATAGAGATATGGGAGATGTTGATTGGCTTAATGTTCTAAACGAAAACTTTGAAAGTCATATGGTAGAATTGGTAGAAATTGATAGAGCGCATATTACTCGACAAACTCTTCCTGCAAAGGATAGATTTGTTGTTACAAGCGGTACTGTTTGTAATATGAATATGATGCCAACATCTAATGGAAATCGCATTCTTAACATTACTGACCTAAATGCCGAGTTTGATTATGATAATGAGTCTAACATGACAACATGCTGGATTCCCGAACATATCAGCATTGACTTTGGAATAGGTTCAACAATTGTTGTTATTGGTCGAACTTCTCAACGATTGATTGATGGAGTTGCAGACCCAGTTACTATCAATGTTTCATCAGTGTTAGTTACAGATAAAAGGGGCTCTCCGGTTGAAGTAGATGCTCCGGTAGAAGAATCATACGATTGGTTCTGATATTAAATTAAAGTTCGTGTGTAGTCTTACTCCAATGAATGTAGGCCATTTGGGTGCAAAGCCCATCCTTAAAGGAGGAAAAATAAATGAATGATATTATAGAAGAAAGATTCATTCTTAAGGGAGAAAGTTATATTGCCGATTTAGAAAAGGTAGATTTTCTCACTTGGAATGAAAACGATAAAATAGCGGAAACCTACTTTGTAAAGTTTCATATGGGACAAAAAGAAGTAAGGTATATTTGCTCAAGTAAAAAAGAATTACTGAACATTATTAAAGCATGGTGTTCTGTCAAAGGTAAAAATATAGATATAAATGAAAATAACATAGGTGATTGGCTTGCTAGGGACTAAGAAAGAAAAAGTAAATTTTAAAGAATTGATGGCTCAAAAAAGAGCGCAACGAAAAGCACGAAAAGTTTTAGGTATTTGGGGAGAACCCAAGACCGGAAAAACCGGAATTGCATTAGACTTCCCCGATAAGAATATTTATGTTCTTGATTGGGATAGAGGTGTTGAATCAACATGGTTTGAACATCACGATGCAACCGACCGAATTAATGTGTATTGTCCTATTGTAATGCGAAAGGATAACATTTTGGATATTGATAAGAGTGAACAAAACTCTCTTGACTTCATTAACTTTGCTAAAGAACAAATGGAAGCGGGTGAAGACATTGTATTCGTTATGGATGGTGTTGATACTTGGCTTGACAGTTGTATTCTAAAGGTTAATCCTAATCCAAGAGTAGTTACAAAGATTATGCCATTTCAGTACGGTAATAGAAACAAGACTTTCTATTTCCTATTGGAAGTAATTTATCAATTAAATTGTGATGTAATTTATATTACTCATGAAACTGAAAAGTATATTGATAATTCACCTGTTGGTGTTCAACCTGCTTGGAAAGATTGGGGCGGAAAACTAGAACAAGAGATTTACTGCTCAAAGAAGAAGGTAAAGAATGAATTACATTTCTTTGCTGAATTGATTGGTTCAAGAACTAACGGTAACTTGGTTGGAAAGAAATGGACTGTGCGTGAAGGAACTCCCCCTAATATTCAATGGAATGGTATTCCTGAATTAAGGGAGGGAAAGATTTGAACCCAATGTGGAAACAACAAGTCGGTAAAAGTTTTGTAATAGCGTCTAAAGTAGGAGAAGTTTTTTCAAGGAGAAAACTACAACTAACTGACTATATTTCTCCTAATTTTTTCTTTGTTGATAAAATAGAAGGAATTACAATAATAATTAAAAATAACAACATAATGCAAATGGAAGAGATAAAATGAAATTCGTAGTAAATAATAAACAAATGGAGAAAGCACTTTCGGACATACAAGGTAAAGGAAAGTATCTAGGTAATGGTGGGCTAAGTTCATCAAAAATGGGAACATACTTCTATATGACATTAACAGACAATGTACTGGAAATATGGAACGGAGATATGACATTTGGATTAAACATTACAGTTGAAGTAACTGGAATAAGAAACGGTGCTTTTATTGGCGATGCCGCATTAATTATACCTTATCTCAAAAAGTTTGGTGAAGATGTATTGTTTGATGTTGGTGACTTTTTGAAACTTACTTCGGGTAATAGAAAGGCTTCTTTGCCAATGGTAGTTAATCATCCAAATATGGAATCTATTTCCCGTATTAGGGAAATGGTGAAGCACATATCCTATGAAGAAGAATTAGATAAACTTTGGTCTTTTGGAGCGCATAATTTTGAAGGTGCATTTAAACTGAGTAGTGAAACATTTAAAGAAGCATTAGGGCTTTGTGAATTAGTGAAGAGTGGTGTTTATAAATTAAATTATCTTGGTGGTAATGTAACCTTTTCAAGTAGAACAACTGCTTCAAATCAATATGAACAAACAATTCAATTAGCATTAGCGATGGGAGAAGATGCAACCCTTGAGTATTCGGGGCCTTTGCACAATTTCTTTGATAAAGAACAAATCTTAAACTTTTATATTAAGGATGAATTTCCTTTACTTATTGTAGCAAACGATAGAAAAATATTGAAAGCCCCGTATTCGGGTGGTAATTAAAATGATAATTAGTAAATGTATAGATGATAAACATATTTATTCTGCATGGAGAGAAAACGGAGAGCGTAAGTTTAACTTAGAAGCGTTTGACCCTTATTTCTTTATTGAAGATAGTGAGTTTGAACATGAGAAATATTCTGCTAGTAAGCATATTACTAGGCCCTTTAAATATGAAAAGGGTGATTGGGTTTCTTTAAAAGGAAAGCCATTGAAAAAAGTAATAGTAGAAAAAGCCAGTGATATTTACAAGGCTCGTAAAATGTGGAATACTACTTATGAAGCAGATGTACCTTTTGGCTTTCGATATGCCATTGATAAGGTAGATAACATGCCGGAATATAAACTGCGTAAATGGTACTGGGATATGGAATGGCAACAAGGTGGAGAACATCATGATAAGATTACTACTATTGTAATGTATGATAATTATGATAAAGAGTATTATCAGTGGGCTTGGTTTCCTAATTATGAAGGAGAAGAGTATTTACACTTTGATAATGAAAAAGAAATGATTGAATCCTTTATTCGAGTTATGGTAGATAAAGACCCTGATATGTTAATAGCATGGTTTGGATTGAAATTCGATTTGCCTAAATTGCTTGAAAGGTGTTGTGCATTGGACATCAACCCTATGCTTATGTCTCCAATTAACCGAATAGAAGGCGTTAAGAAAGCCGGAAATGGGTTTGTTTTCAGTAAGGGTGAAAGTGGATTCTCGCCCATACAACAACCATTAGGGGGCCGCATAACCCTCAATTTAGACCTAGCCTTTGAGAGACAGTGGAATGATTCACAAAGAGGAACATTACCCTCAATGAGTCTTGAATATGTTTCTCAAACATTATTCGGTGAAGGCAAATCAAAGGAAACTATTTTTGAAGACCCCAATGAATTTTATCGTAGGGGTTGGCTTGAAGATACAGAAGCATATTTAAAATATGCTATAATAGATGTTGAATTACTTGTAAGAATAGATGAAACAAACTTCTGTAGTGAGGCTATTATTGCTTTACAAAGATTGCTCAAAGCACCGTTTGAAGCGTGTTTTTATGCAAGCCATATGGGTTCTATTTACTTTATGCGTAATGCAGATTGGATTTGTAAGACTGGAAGTAAAGTCGATAAAAGAGAAGAATATGAAGGTGCTATGATATACGACCCTCTTAGTGAAGGTACAAATGGATTACATCTTAATGTAGCGGCTTTTGATTTTGCCGGATTGTACCCATCAATGATGATTGCTAGAAATATTTCTTGGGAAACTAAAAGTGAAGAACAGACTGAATTTGCAGTTAATATTGCAACTCCAAGAGACTTTAGCCCTGTAGAAAGAAAGCACATGTTGTATTATAAAACAGATAAATTAGGACTATTGCCGAGAGCAGTTCTTGAATTGAAAGAGTTGCGAAATGAATATAAGCGTCTTATGCGAGATGCAAGAGAAAGCGGGGATGATTTAGAAGCAGTTAAGTGGCATAATAATCAAATGGCTGTAAAGCGTTTAATGGCATCTTTTTATGGCATTGTTGCATTTCAAGGGTTTGGTTGGGCCGATGTTAATTTGGCCGCAAGCATTACTGCGAGTGCAAGAGAAGCAATTAGATTAGCGGCGTTTAAGGCAAAGGAGATGAAAGTATGAGAACTAATATTCTTAACGGAGGTTGGTCGCTAAATCCTCCTAATCCAAAATTTAGATGTTGGAAATGTGATAAATATAAAGTATCAAAGAAAATGAATAAATTGGGTAATTATTGCTTACAGTGCTATAAGGAGATGAAAATATGAAATATGTTACCCAAACAGTTCTTGATGAAGAATACTATAAACTTTCTAAAGTAATCAAGAAAAACCTAGACCCCCTTTCTAAAGACGAATTAATTTATTTACTAATTAGGTATTTGATAGAGGTGAAAGTATGAAATGTAAAAAACCAATAAAACACAACCCTCAATTTGAAGGAAAGATTAACTGCAAACAATGTGAAAGAGAAGCAAAGGAGATGAAAGTATGAGTTGCGTATATTTTATTAGACATAAGACTACTAAACCTATTAAGATAGGTTATACCGAAAAAGAAACACCCTTAGATAGAATTGCTACTATGGAAACAGGTAGTCCTTTTGGAATTGAATTATTGGGCTTTATTGAAACAAATAATGCTAAAAAACTAGAAGTAGAACTACATGAAAAATATGATTCTTTTAGAA